CAGATCGGCGCGGGCAGCGTACCGCATTCGGACGGCGCCTATTTTTTCGATGGGGCGGGCTATCTTACCAACGACCTGGTCGGTGTGCTGGTGACGGGCGAGCAGGGGCAGCGCCACATCACGGCAGATTTCGGCAGCTACGGCCAAGTGCTGGAGGCCGGCCTGTATTTCGGGCTGGGCGATCATCTCTACATCGCGACGGGCGTCACCTGGGCGGGATCGGTTGCAACCATCCGGACTTCGCCCACGCTGCGTGACGATTATGTCGATCAGCCGCTCCGCCTGCGCCCGGTCATCGTCGCTCGCCTGAAGGACGATGATGCCGGCGATCTGCGCCTGCAAAACATGCGCTATTCGACGCCGACCCTCGAATTGGTGGAGGCTTTTGATGAGCCTCTTTCCTGAGACGATCGCGGCATCGCTGGCCGGCAGCAAGGTCCAGCTGGCCTTCCTGACCCACTTCCAGTTCACCACGCAGCCCATGCGCCTGTGGAAGGGCGAGGGCATGCTCAAGACGAATGACGGCCGGCGCTGGAGCGGTATCGGCAAGCTCGGGTCGATGAGTGGGATCGAACAGGCCGTAAACGGCGAAGCGCCGGAAATGACCTTCACCCTTTCGGGCATCGATGCCGATATCATGCGCCTGGCAAAGGATGAGTTTCAGGCCGAGGTGAAAGGTCGTCTGGTCTATGTTCTGATCCAGTTCTTAGGCGTGGCTGATCCCGACGATCCGGACAATCAGCGCCCGCTCGATAATCCTTTCCCGGTTTGCTGCGGACGATGCCTGTCGCCGACCTTCACCTTCAACGACGCGGGCGAGCGGTCCGTGGCGCTGTCGGCCGAGAGCCTCTTCTCGCTGCGATCGCGGCCGGCCTATGCCATGTATACGGACAGCGACCAGCAGCAGCGCTTCCCCGGCGACGAGGGTTTCGAGTTCGTGGGCGCCCTGGTCAATTCGGTGGTCACATGGCCGGATTTCTGATGGAAACGGCGCTGCCCGCCGTGGCACGGCGCTGGGCGTCCTCGCCCTGCGCGCCGTATCCCTGTGGCGAAGAGGTATGGGCCTATGCGTGCGAGGTCGCGGGTATCGACGCGCCGGCATTGCCCGAGCACCGCACCCGTCGGGCTGTCGCCCAGCTGCTCAAGGCGCAGGGCGGCCTGGTCAATTATGCCGGTTCATTGATGACCAGCCTGGGCTGGGCAGAGGTCGCCCAGCCCGATCGCGGCGATGTGGGCGTGGCGGCTCTGGGATCGATGGGGCTGACCTGCGCCATATGTCTCGACGCGGCCGACGCGGGCGGATGGCCGCTGTGGATGGCCAAGGGCGACCATCGCGTCATCACCATCAGAGCGCCTTTCAAGCGGGCCTGGAGGGCATCATGCCACAGGCGATAGGCGCGGCCCTCATCAAGATCGGCATCTCCAAAGCCATCGCCATGATCGCGGCGAAAGTGCTGGTGCAGGTCGCGATCGCGGTCGGCACGGCGCTGCTGACCAATGCCCTGTTCGGTCCGAAGCGCCCCAAGCCGAGCGACGGCCAGCAGATCACCCGAGAGTCGGTGGGATCGCGCAAGCGCCGTTTCGGCATCGTGCGGACAGGCGGTCAGCTGACCTTCGAGCAGAGCATCAATGGCACGCTGGGCATGGTCGTAACGCTCGGCACGGGCCGGGAAGGCACCATCCTGGAACATCGAGTCAACGACAAGAAGGTGACGCTGGACGGATCGGGCACCGTGATTGAAGAAAGCTATCGCGGGGCGATCCATATCTTCACCCGGTCGGGAACGGACGATCAGACGGCGATCGGCCAGTTGACCGCGAAGTTCCCCCGCTGGACGGCGAACCATCGCCAGCGCGGTTGCGCCCATGCAGCGATCATCTGCGACCCGGTGAAACAGGACAAGTTCAGTGAGGTCTATAACGGCCAGGTGCCGCAATATAACCAGGTCCGGCAGGCTGCCTTCCTCTACGATCCGCGCAAGGACAGCACGGCGGGCGGGGTTGGCGCGCATCGGCTGAATGACGAACTTACCTGGGAGTGGAGCGACAATGCTGCGCTGGTGATCGCCGACTATGTGGCGCATCCGGACGGCTATGGTCTGGGCTATGACACTATCAATTGGGCGGGCATCGCGGGCGAGGCGGACATTGCCGATGAGGATTGCCTGACGGTCACCGAAGAGACGATCAAGCGGTGGCGGCTGTGGGGCAGTTACAGCCTGTCCGAGGACGAACGTCGCCAGGTGCTGACCGACATGCTGAAGGCCGTGGATGGCTTTTGCTGGCAGGGCGCGGACTTCAAGTTCAACCTGATGGTCGGCCGCTTCATCGAGCCGGACATCACCATAACCGACGATCATATCAAGGGGATGACGGCCAAGCTTGGCCCCAAGACGCAGCAGCGCACGAGCGCACTCAAGATGCTCTATACCGAACGGGCGATCGGCTATCGCGAGCAGGAAAGCGCGCTGGTCGCGATCGGCGATTCGCAGGTCGATGCCAACACAGCCGCGCAGGCGGTCGAAGTTTTCTACGCCCCGCACCACAATCAGGCCGTGCGGCTGGGCAAGCTGGAGGCGGCGCGTCTCAGCGACCGCTGGCACCTCGATCTGACACTGAACCTGTTCGGGCTGAACCTGCTCGGCCGCCGCTTCTGTCGTGTGAAGTCGGACCTGCTCGGCCTCGACGCGGCGTTCATGATCGACGGCGGCATAAAGCTGTCGATCGGGCGGGATGAGAACACCGTTGGCGCGCAGCTGGTGGAGGTGCGCGCAACGGACTGGGATTTTGACGCTGCGGCCGAGGAAGGCACTCCGCCGATCGAGCCGGACACGGACGACGATGACAATGTCATCGTGATCCCGGCGCCGACCGGCATTGTGCTGTCGGCGATCCAGATCGATCTTGCAGGCGTGAACGGCGTCGCGATCGAGGCGACATGGGGCGACGCCGGCCGTCCCGACTTCAGCTATCAGGCGCGCTATCGCGAAGTCGGCGCAGCGACGTGGATCATGATGACCGTCGATAGCGACGCGCGCACGGCGCGCAGCAGCCTGGTCGATAGCGACACGGATTATGAGGTGCAGGTCCGCGCGCTCACCATCAGCTACCGCTCGAGCGACTGGAGCGTAGCGGCCAGCATCACGCCCGTCGCGGCGCCCGCCGCGTTGTCGGCGCCAGTGTTCCTGTCGGTTGTCGGAGGCGTGGGCGAAGCAACGATCCGGTTCCGGATGCCGACCGAACCAAATCTCTCGTTCGCCCGGCTCTACCATAACGACAGCGCGGATTTCGGGACGGCGACACAGCTGGGCGACGACATCATCGGCGCGCTTGGCGAGGTCATAGAGATCGTGGACGGCGGTTTGGTGTCCGGGGCGCACTACTATTGGGCGCGCGCGTACAGCTCTAGCGCCGCCTCCCTCCTGGCAGGACCGGAGAGCGATACAGTCAGCTGAGTTGAGGGACGTTGATGGGCGAGATCAAAAGCCAGTTCGAAGGCGTATATCGGGATCATGCCGTACAGGGCGTGGCGTCTAGCGGGATTAACGAGCCGCTCAAAGCCGATATTCGCGCCCTGGGCGGATTGATAGAGCAGGCGATCGGCACGATGGGCCTGGGATCGTCAATCGATGTCACCTACCCCACTCGTGCTGCGCTGGACGCTGATCTGGCGCATGGAGAAGGCGCGGTTGGCTTGGTCTATGCGGACGCTGCCGCCGCGAACAACGACCTATATGTGAAGTCGGGCGCCAGCGGCGGGGGCAGCTGGACCGCAACCACCGCGCTGCACTCAATCATGGATGCGCTGGGGCAGCCTTATCTGGACGGGATCAACGCCCTTAATGAAATCGTCCCCAACATCACCCCCACTTCGGGCGAAAAGCTGCCGGTCACGTCGGCGTTGTTCGAAGAGCATAACAGTGCGACGGTGATCCTCGTCGGCGGTAGGGGCGTCGGGATGATCACCCCCGCAGGCCAGACCGGAGCAACGTCCTTCATCACGCCGCGCATCCGGTTTCGGCGGAAAGAGGCGAAGCGGCTGGCAGGCAGCACGATCCGCGTGCGCGTGGCCATGACGGCGACCGTTGGCTATCTGGCGGCGACGCCCTTTGGCGGCAACGCCGTGCGCGTCGATCGCAAGGATGGCGCGATTGACCTGAACGTGGGCGTGGCGTTGCCGGCCGTGCAGGAGGCGGGCAGCGCCAGCATGTATCGCGACTATCTCTACGTCATGCAGGGCGATGAGATCATGGTCGGCGGGACGTTGCAGATCGGCGCCAACAGCCCGACGGCGGCGGAGCGGCGGTTTGCGGTCACGTCGATCAGCTATGATGTGATCGCCGGCCCCGCCGACACGGCCACCACCGGGGCGGACGCCGTGCTGGACAACCGGTTGGCGGCGCTGGCGCCCAGCGTCGATGTCTTTCGCATGGTGCGGGCAAACCTGACGCTGGCAGGCGGCGCGCAACCGATGCTGGGCGACGACGGCCGGGAAATCGGGGCATCGCTGGTCGCGGGGCAGAACGGCAAGGGCACGGTGCTGCAATGGCTGTTGCCGCTGACCGGCGCCTTGCGCGCCGCGCTGGCCGGCGCGCAACCCGTTCTGACGCTGGAGTTCAAGACGCAGCCCGGCTGGGATCGCGACCACACGCTCAACATGCAGCTGGGCAAGTCGAATCTGGGCTTCCTCAACTTCACCACCGCCGATC